CTTACTGGATACTAAACTTGCGTAGAATTCACCGTTATATGGTGTTGATTTTTGTGTTGTAAGAATCTTCGTATCACCACTTCCACCAGCATTAACAACAACAGGCGCAGCAGGTTGTTGACGCATTTGTGCTCTACCAGAATATCTTGCGGCCGTTACTTCAGAACTTGCTGATGCAATTTGAGTACCTGCTGGTATTGATGATGAAGGCGCAGCAGCTAAAGCAGTTGATGGACTAGATTCACTTAGAGTGGTACTTGGAGTAGAAGATGCCATTAAGGTTTGAAATTTTTGTGTCCTATCAGCAATACCGTTTTGTCCACCATTAACTACTTGTGTCACAGCTTTTACATCATTGAAATCTTTAACTCTTGGTTTAACTCTTTTTTGCCAAAACCATAATGCTGCTTCAGCTCCAACAGAAGGTGTCGAAACTAAGTCTGGATTGTTAACAACATCAATACCAGAAAATTTTGAGAAAGCTGCATAATTGTCTCTGCCTGTTAATTGAATGTAACCACGTCCTCTATATTTGTATCCATCACCAGGTTGAGTATTACCTAAATCTTTTCTACCTTCATACTTATCAAAATATTTTCTGCCGCCTAATTCAGTTAAATATTTGTAATCACCAGATTCATGAGAAACTTGAGCTAATAAAGCATTTAATTCTGTTGGGTCTGTAATTCCATATTTTGCAGCTGCTGCTCTAACTGCTGATTCACCTTCAGAAGGATTTGATGTTACGGGTCTAGTTGTTGCAGGTGTTGGTGTAGTTGGTGCCGGAGTTGCTGCAGGTAACATTGCTGGTGTAGGCGCAGTATCATATGAAGGAGAAACAACCATACCACCACTGCCTGTTGATATTGTTCCACCTGTACCAGAAGTCACAGCATTTGGTGTTGTGGTTGGTGTAGGTGGTGGAGTATATCCACGACCTCTTCTAGCATCATTAGTGGTATCAGGAACTGAAGTTGATGGTACTGGACCTGGTGGTGGAGTTGATGGTCCGACTGTTTGTGAAGGTGCAGTATCTTTTGCAACCATTTCTAAATATTTTTGTTTCAATCCATCGTCACATACCTCAAGAACTTTTGCCAGGTTTGTTCCTCTCACTACCTCATTACAAAAACTGTCAGCGGCTGCGCCTTTTAATTTATCTTCTGTCAACCGTTTAACTATATCATTAGCAGTGCCTTTTGTCAAGTTACCAGTTGCAATTGCTTCGGATTGATTCTGTGCTGCAGCCTGAGTTAAAGTTTGTGCTTGTTCATTTCTAACCATATTTAATGGAACATTAGCATTTTCTGGTTTTAATAATTCTTTATCATTTTGATTTTTCATAAATCTAGCTAACAATGCACTACCACCTATCGCAGCTGCAGCTATGAATGTTGGGCTTGATATAATGCTGCCTGCAATAGAAGCTAAACTCTTAAGAAGACCTCCTTTGCCACCCATTATATTTAAATCACCACCTTCTTCACCACCAGCAGATTTAACATAGAGTGCAGACTCTGGTGTTTGACCATCTTTTTCGGTGCTTGTGCCAAATAAATTAAGTCCTTTGCCACCTTTTGCAGTAACACCACCCATCTTACCTAACGTACTTTCAAAAAGGGTGTTTCTTTCTCCAGCTCTCTTGAAGAACATATCACCCTTCATTGATGGTTTTCCACCTTGTAACTTAACCATTTTGGCAATATTTTGACGCATCAGGTTCATATCTCTAGCCATTGCTGGAAGAACCATCGTATTTTTGGCAGTCAAATTGCTTGATGCAAGAATAGCACCCATAGATGCTGAAGACATATTTCCGCTAGAGTTAGTTTCTGATTTTTTGGTGCCTGGTCGTTTTGCAGTTGCGTTGTATGCTTTCAGACTAGGAAACATTGCAGTAAGCAAACCAGATTGGTCAAACATCTGCCTTGGATCAATCTTTTCTCCAATTCTTTTACCAATAGTTGATCCTAGCCCGCCACCGCGACCTATTTCACTCTTGTAAATATCTGCCAGTCTAGATGCCATTTTTTATCTCTGTTGTTTTAGTTTTTCTTTTTCTTGCTCAAGATGTTGCATCAATAAGTTTATGTAAATCTCTCTTTCCCAAGGTAACATATTTTCAAGCTCTGTCAAACTATATTTGTGGTGTTGCATCAATGCAAAGTTAGTTTGATAGAAATTACCTAAGTTCTCATAACCAAAGTTTAGACGAAAAAATTTTCTATACCCTCCAGAAGAATTTTCTCTTCGTATCCACATTTACCACATTTGAAATCTAAATTCTTGGACAACTTGGGCATGTTATCAAAGAATTCTCTAATCTTCTCTAAATCTTTTGTCTGTAGACCCTCAATGAATTCTACACGCTCTTCTTCAGTTGTATCTTTTGAATAATAAATCTGTTCTTTGTCATACACATATTCAATACAGTCAGCAGTCATCTTTATGATATCATCAGAGCCATACTTCTTCATTGTGTTGAAGTTTGGGTAACGCATCATAATACCAATGTTTTCAGTAAGAGGTATCTTACCACTTACTTCTTTCTGTGATACTGGTTTGATATCTAACACATTCAAATCAAACTTGACAAGGTGATTGCACTTATTTTCTTTATCTTCTTCAGTTGGTACATTGTTGTTGCATTTATAATTCAAAGTAACAACTTCACTTACTGACCTAGCACGAATGTTTAAAAACAAATGTTCAATATCAAACACCGGTAACTTTTCAATATCTAATTCAGTAACGATGCAATTGTTCAACACCTGTTTTGTAGTATCAATAATTGTTTCAACATCGGCACTTTCGTTTGCCATCAAAAACAACTTTTCTTCTTTGACGGTGAATGGTCTAAACTTTACTTCTTTACCTGTTGACAGTAACTTAATATTATAAACAGGCACATCAATTTTTGGTAACATACTATATCTCCACTAATTAAAATATTTTATTCAAGACATTCCCTATGCTGTTAGACACATTCTGCCCAGCCTTATCAAACAATTTGGCACCAGCAACACCAAAGTATTCGGTTGCTGCTGCAACCAAGTCATAACTACCTTCATACACAACGCGATATCTTTGATATGCAAAATTAACAGTTAGACGGTGAAAATTATCTTCAGTCCAGTTAAGCGCTTGTGGCCCGATAGATATTGGAAAAGCATCCATCAATTCTACTGCAAAAATTCTCTTAATGAAGTCATCATACTGAATGACCTTAATGTTGGTCATATAACGAGTATTATCACCTTTTGGAAATCTTAAGTTGTTTGTGTCTGTAGGCATAATTGCTTCAATCCATCGTTCAAACAACTTTCTTTCATAGAATTGGTTGGTACATAGAAAGGTTAATGATGTATCACCGTATTGTGTTTGATATGGCACTTTGAAACTTGGACCGTAAATTTTAGAATCAGCTGTCAGTAAAGATTTACCTGGCAATTCAGCCGCCTCACATTGTAAGGCGAGATATCTACTTATAGATGCGTTTGAAGTTTTCGACTGTTCTTCTGATGGTGAGTTACCAAGCACATCATTTACAGATTGGGTGATATCTGCGATTAAAACATTAGGCAAGTTTAGTATCTGTTCAACCAAACTCTGCGATATGAAATTGTTGATGTATGTTGGTATCGGTAGAACAACTTCAAATCGAGCTGGTCTTGCCAACCCATCTTTAGCTTTGATATTCGATAGAAATGCTTGTGGTGAAAATGCCATTAGAATTTTGTCCTAGAGTCGTTGTAAACTTTGTTGGCTGATGCGCCTTGAAAGTTCTGAAACGGTAATAACACAGCAATGTCCCACTCGTTTGCCGATATTTCTAAGAATCGACTGTCAACGTGTTTGAACAGGTATTTTTTTACGCAAGGTTTAGCTTTGTATGCTTTACCAAGATTTTTCAGATTGTTGTATGTTAAACGCAATCTTGTTGTTTCATCGTATTTCGAATTGTTTGCAAATTCACTCAACGCATCAAGTAACACCAGTCTTTGCTTCGGGCTGATGTAGTGCAGATTCAGTCCTAAAAACCCATCACGGTAAGTTTCGATAGGAATCACCAGAGGAAATTTGTCCCAGTATTGTAAGTTTTCTTTTGTCTTAGGATCATAGTAATAAAAATACATTTTCCCAAGAATCGTGCTGTCCCTCAATCTTTCTTTGTCTCGGACAACCGATTGCCTAGTAGGATTGAGTTCATTTATCTTGGCACGCAGCCAATCTCTTGCCGAGCCACTACGGGGTTTCAAACCCTTCTTGCTCAGTTCTTCATTAATTCTGTCTATTAGGTAAGCCATGCTTTATTTATATCACTCATCATTACCTTCTTTTCTGAAGGATTTCTTATAAGTAACGGTGTCCGCTTTGATTTAAAGACCTAGTTCCTTCTCGGTCATAATCATAAACTTCCAACCGTGTTCCTGACAGAAGATATCCGCTGCTTTCCACTTCTCCTGATTTACCACATAGGTTGCTGCTTCTTGTAGGTACTTTCTTGTCTTCTTCTTCTGCACCGGTTGTTTCGTCTGTGCCAGAGGCTTCACTTCAATAATGTAGGTCATCACCAGACCGTTCTTTTGCCTCATTTTGGCAATAAAATCTGGAAAATAACGGTGAACCCTGTTGTCTATGGGTGACCGGTACGGTATGTAAAGTTCTTCAGACCCCCACCAGATTACATCAGGATGTTCGTCCAACCACTTCATAACACGCCGTTCCCATGAGGAACGATAGATGATGTTGTTTGCATCACCTTTGTATTTCGATGGATTGGTCGGTTTAAACCAACCCTTATAGGTTTTATTGCCGAATGTCATATAAATATCCAGTCAACTTTCATAGGAATTTCAATGGGTCTGTTCAACTTAGGTGATATCTCTTTTAACGGTGGTTCTGGTCCATCAACAGGTGCTTTGGCTGGAACGCAATATGGCCAAAATACTTATAGATTCCCTTCCGATTTAGGTGCATCAGATAAGGCGCATTATATACTTATCAACATCAATGAACAAATCAGAACAAATTTTGCTGCTAATCCTGGTGTCGGTACACCTACAGTATTCAGTAATCAAGCTGCTGTAAAGGCGCAAGTTGGTGATACACTAACAACTCAAGTGGCTTCAGATGTTAGTGCTGCATTGTTAGGTTCTGCTGTAGGACTATTTCAAAAATTAACAGGTTCTTCTTTAGTTAGTTCATTAACTTCTGCTGCAACAGCCGGAGTAGGTTTAGCGTGGTATCAAAATTCTGTAACTGACCCTAATATTGGTGTTAGAACAATAAGAAGAACAGCTGACACTATCGCATTGTATATGCCTAACAGTTTGTCATTTAGTTATGCACAAGGTTATAGTGAATTGAAACCTGGCGGAACTGCAACTCAAGGTGTTCTGTCTGGATTGTCATCAATAAGTAATGCTTGGAAAGATAGTCCAAATTCAGAAGTTGCTGCTATGTTTGCTCAAGGTTCGCCGTTCCTTCAAGCAGCAATTGCGTCACAATTTGGTGATGTGGGTAAGATTCTTTTTACTGCTGCTTCAGGTGGTAAAGTTCAGAACCCAATGCTTGAAATTCTTTACAGTTCTCCAGAATTCAGAACATTTAAGTTTGACTTTTTGATGTTTCCAAGAAGTGAGAAGGAAGCAGAAGAAGTTCAAAAAATTATTGATAGACTAAGATTTGCTCAAGCGCCAGAGTTGGTACAAGGTAGTGGTGGATTCTTTATGTACCCACCATCAGAATTTGATATCAGCTTCTACTACAATGGAACGGTAAATCCAAACATACCAAAAATTTCAACCTGCGTGTTGACTAACATTGATACTGATTATACACCAAATGGTTTTTCTGCTTATGAAAGTTATAATGATCCAACGCCAAGAATTGGTAGAACAGGTATGCCCGTTGGTATTCGTATGTCACTAACATTTAAAGAGACCGAGTACCTAACAAAAAATAATCCACTAATTGATGGTGGTACAGGTGTTAATCCTAAATTTAACAGTAGTTACTCATCAGCATTAGATGCCGCAACAAGTGGAAATTATGATGCTTCTGCTGGCGGCGGAAGAGGAGCTTCCTAATCATGTCACAATATTTTGAAAAATTTCCTAAAACAATCTACAGTTTAGAAGATAAAGTTATTGGTGTTGATACTATCACTAATATTACCTCTAGATTTTCTCTTGAACAATCTTTCAAAGAGAATACTTCTGTTTATGAAAAATACAACATACAAGATAGTGATACACCAGAAATTATAGCAGCCAAACTTTACGGTTCATCAGAACGCCATTGGTTGGTTCTTGCGATGAACGATATTGTTGATACACAGTATGATTGGCCACTTGACTATAGAACATTTATTAAATATGTGACAGACAAGTATAGTGCAAATGCATCACCTGGCCAGACAGGATTAGAATGGGCACAAGGTCATACACAATCATATATTTTAGTTGAAACAAGAACTACTGTAGGTTCTAAAGATTCAATTGAGAGTCGTGTTATTGTTGATGCAAATACTTATGCAAATACCGTTACTAGCACATCAACTGTAACTTTAAAAGATAACAATCAAGTAAAGATAGTAATATCTAAAGAAACTCAATCATACTATGACTATGAAAATGAAGAGAATGAAAACAAGAGACAGATAAAACTTTTGAAAAAAGAATTTGCATACGCACTTGAACAAGAATTATCAGAAGTTTTCAATAGATGAGTATTAATATCTCACAATCAACCCAGTTTAAGATAAGAAATTTAAAACTTATCACAAAACTGGGAATTCAAGAAATTGGTGGCATTTATCAAGAACTGAACATTTATGATAGTATGTTCATGCCTTGTATGCGTGGTGACATACTGATTCAAGATGCAATTGGTTTGGCTTCAAAATTGACACTTGATGGCAGTGAATACATTACCATGGAGATTAGTAAGGCAGATGAACCTGCTAACTCAGCAACTGTTATAAACAAAACATTTCGAATTTACAAGTTAGGCAACAGGTCAAATTTAAACCAAAACTCTGAATTGTATATCTTATACTTCATATCAGAAGAGATGATATACTCAATGCAGAAAAAAATTAACCAGTCGTTCAAAGGTATCTATAGTGAAATTGCAAAAAAAGTATTGAATGATATTTTGCAGGTACCTGTAAATAAAATTGGTATCATTGATGACACTAAAGGCATTCACAATGTAGTTATTCCAAGTTTATCACCTTTCGATACTTTAGAATGGTTGATAAAACGATCTGTTAGTAATGAAAATTTACCAAACCTGTTCTTCTTTGAAAACAAATATGGGTATAACTTTGCATCATTATCGACACTTGTAAAATTGCCAGTTACAACAAACATAAATTTTGAACCTAAGAATATTGGTACTTTGAAGGGTGAAGAATTTTATGGTGCAAGAGATATGTCATTAAATTCTCAATTTGATTTAATGGAGAATATCTCAAACGGTGTTTATGCTGGTAAATTTATTGGTATTGATCCTTTGATGAGAAAAGTATCAACAGCAAAAATTGATTACTTACAGACATATGCTAGAGCTGACAAACATTTAAATAAAAATCCAAACTTTACTTCTGGTAAAAACAGAGAAGATAAAGATGCAGCACAAATGTATGATTCAAAAGTTTCATTGTATGCCTTTCAAACTTCAAGAGATAGTTCTGATTGGATCAAAACTAATGAAGTGCAAACAGGTAAAATTATTGATGACACACACTCTTATGTTTTTCAGAGAGCGCCGATACTTACTAATTTGATGCAGACAACAATTCACTTAAATGTTCCAGGTAACTTTGCATTCACATCAGGTACTGTTGTCAATTTGAAGATGCCATCAAGAGCAGCAAAAACCGATAAAGATAATGTAGACAACACTTTGAATGGTAAATATATAATTACAGCAGCACGACATATTATCAAAGGCGATATACACGAAACGGTTATTGAAGTTGTGACTGATTCAACCAACAAACCATTCACAACAAATCAATCAACAGATATGGTGAAAGCCGTTAAACGATGAATACAAATTTTATAGGAAAAAATGGATTTATTTGGTGGATTGGTATAGTTGAAAACCGTGTTGATCCTCTAACTGTTGGTCGTTGTAAGGTTAGAATCTTTGGTTGGCACAATGAAAGTCCAAAAATTCTACCCACAGAAGATTTACCATGGGCACAAGCAATGATACCATTAAATGATTCTAAGAATTTCTCGTCACCTAGAGTAGGAGACTGGGTTGTTGGATTCTTTATGGACGGAGAACAAGCTCAGTTACCTGTTATGATGGGTGTTTTACCAGGTCTTAAACCATGACATTAGAACCTACAAATACCGCACCTGTTACCACTACGGGTGGTGTTACTGTTGAGACATATCCACCAACACCAATATATTCAGGTGATGCACCACAATCTGGTACGCCATCAAACACACCTTCTTCTGGTTACGGTAGTATATCAGGCACTATCATTGATGCAACAAACAAGAAGAGAGACCATGTTTGCGGATTTATTGACAGTCTACAACATGACCTTGGTTTGAAAGATTTCTTCCGTGCAGTTGGCAAATACATAAGAGATGCTATTCGTGCTGTGCTTAAGGCTATGGGTTTTTCAGATCCATCAGGCAAACTAACTTACTATGCTAACTTGTTAAAGGCAATCGCAAGAGAAATTAAAGCAATAAGAGTAGAAATTCTTCAACCAATTATTGACTTTGAAAAATATGTTCTTGCATACATCACAAAAATCAGAGCAATCATTCAATGGATTTTGAGTCTACCTCTTCAGTTATTGGCACTACTGAAAAATTGTTTAGAGAGACTTCTAAAATTAATTGGTAGTGTCTTCTCTGATATCATCACAGGTGCATTAGGCTCTCTGCCAGAAACACCTACAGAAGGTTTGACAGATGCTATTGCAGCTGTAAAAGAAGTGGCACAAGAAGCATATAAAGCGGCTCAAGATGTTGGAACAATTGTTGGACTTGCAATAACTATCCCTGTTGCAGCTACTGTTGGTTTGATAGCACCAGTTAGTCAAGCAGACCTAGATGCAGCAAACAACTATATACAAACCTACAATTCAGAGAACCCAACTGTAGCTGAATTTACTAGTGGTAACACAAATATTTTGGTGCAATGGGGTATGCCAAGCCAAAATGCTGTGAGTAATTATATTTCAGACGCCATTAAACCGGCATTTTAAGAGAATATTATGGCAACTAAAGAATTAGGTAATATACCACACTTGATAGGTGATGACGGTTGGACTGAACCAGAATCGGCTGCAAACACATCATATCAACCTGTCTACCCGTATAATAACGTCAAGCAAACAGAAGCAGGTCACCTGTTTGAAATGGATGACACACCCACCCGCGAGCGCATTCGTCTGCAACACGGTAAAGGTCTAACATTTGTTGAAATGCATCCGAACGGAGACCAGGTACATAAAGTATTCGGTGACGATTATGAAATCACTATCAAAAACAAAAATGTTCTCATTAAGGGTGCATGTAATGTTCAAGTTGTTGGTGACTGTAACCTGAAAGTAGATGGTGATTATAACCTACAAGTTGCTAAAGATTACAATATACTTGTTGGTGGTAAGATGAAAACAAGAGTTGTTGGTGATTTGAAATTTGACTCAGATAGTGATGTTTCAATTAGTGCTAATGAAAATTTTGGTGGACAGATTCGTATGGCTGCCGCAGATAACCTTGCTCTAACTTCTGATTTGGTTGTTAATGGCGCGATACACGGCGACTTGATTACATCACAAACAAGGGTTGATGCTGGTACAGGTGTAAGTGCAGGACCTTTCGGTTTTGTTTCTTTAACTGGTGGTTTATCATTAGGTGTTCCTGTTGCAGTTCCTGGAACAGTTATAGCTACTAAAAGTGGTCTTTTTGGTTTTAGTGTAACGACACCTTTCTTGACCTCAATCATCAGCACGAACGTATTAGGTGTTTCTGTAGGGTTTTATGATTTACTAAATTGGGCAATTGAATATTCTACGCATTTCCACAGCAACTCTGGTGGTATTGGTAACGGTGGTTTAACGCCAGCTCAACCTATGCAGACCTGTTAATATATTATGGAGAACAAATAATGGCAAATTATGGAATTTACACCCGATTAGGTTATAATTTTGATGATACAAATTTAGGCATCATCAACTTATCAGATGAAGCAAAGGCTCATCTAAATTCAACACCCGATTTGATGAAAGATTGGCAGAAAAGAGATATTGCAGATAGTAACACCATCGGATATGTAAAAAATCCTATGGCAGATTTATATTCTTCAATGTATATTCATTGCAATACGATGTATAACATTGCAAACAATGACCCTGCAAACACTTGGGTAAGTTATGCTGCTGCAAATACTATCTTGGATGGTACAAGTAATTTGATGATTTATTTAAATTTATTTAAGAGACATACTGATAATATTTCAGGTGTTGCGGATATGACGCAAGGCGGTTCTATGGCCTCTCAGTTTCCATACAAAAAAACTGCAGCAGGTATTGGTAAACTATTGACATATATCACTCACGAATCCGATGGTATTATGAATGCTTCACCAATATTAGGACACTTCACTAGTTTTTTCATTCCTGATGAATTGGCAGCTAATAATGTTATACTTGCATCTGACAATGTAATAGTTAACATTGCAGCTTCATCAGGCATTTGCAATTTGACTCCAGCGCAAGCAAATACTATTTCTACACATTTAACTAATGCAAACACTTTGATAGAAACCAGAAGAAACCACGACATAAATTTCTTTAGAAATTCACTGGGCGTTATTGCAGACTACGGAAAAACACAAGAATTTGCTAACCTTGGAGAGGTCGAACACAATCTGGCCAATAATTATATTGGCACCGACAAGTTACTCTCTAGAATTAACTCATAAATAAAGCATGGCAATCGTAACCACAGACATAGTTAGAGAATTTAAAGACCTGGACCTGAATTTTAACATTCACCCAGTCAAAAAAGACATTAACCGAAACATCGGTCCAATGGCGGTTATCAATTCCGTGAAGAATTTGGTACTGACAAACCACTATGAGAAACCATTCCGACCAGAGATTGGCTCTAATGTCCGTAGGTTGTTGTTTGAAAATCTTGATGTTGTTACTGCAACAACCATTCGAAATGAAATACAAAGAATGATTGAGAACTACGAACCTAGGGTTAGCATCATAAATCTTAAGGTTAACGCGGATTTCGATAACAATGGGTTTAAAGTTTATATGGAATTTTATATTGTGAATCAAACTTCACCCGTCACAATTAATTTCTTCCTTGAACGGATTCGATAGATGGCTAACGCTCGTTTACAAATTACAGACCTTGATTTTGACCAAATCAAGAACAATCTAAAGTCTTACCTACAACAACAGTCGGAGTTTACCGACTACGATTTTGAAGGTTCAAGTCTTGGTGTTCTATTGGACATTCTTGCATATAACACCCATTATAATGCCTACTATCTGAATATGGTGGCAAATGAGGCTTTCCTTGACACCGCGATGTTGCGTGATTCTGTTGTGTCTCATGCAAAGACATTAAATTACATTCCATATTCATATTCTGCACCAAGAGCAATCACTACAATCACAGTTGAAACAAACGATACAATACCAGGAACATTAACTCTTCCTAGAGGTCAGACATTTTCATCAAACTTGATTGATAATATGTCATACAATTTTACTACTCTACAAGACTATACAGTAACAAAATCTGGCACTCAGTTTGTATTTGAAAATGTAAGTCTGTATGAAGGTAGACTGGTTAACTACAACTTCTCGTTTACTCGTAACTCAAATCCAAAATCTATATTTCAGTTACCCGATAACAACATCGACACCAATACTCTGTATGTTACTGTAACAGATAATGTTGGTAACACCGCAACTCAAGTATACAACCATGTTAGTGATGTATTAGATGTAGACCCAACAACAAATGCTTATTTCATACAAGAAGCCAGAAACGGCAACTATGAGATTTACTTTGGTGATGGTGTTATTGCTAAACAACTTGTTGATGGTTCAACAGTTTCAGTTAGTTACTTGATTACTAACGGCACTACTGCAAACAAAGCCAATGGTTTTGTACCTGACGGTCCTATTGGAATTTATAGTATTGTTGATGTTGTAGTTAATGACATTGCTGCTGGTGGTGCAATTCGTGAACCAGTAGATTCAGTAAAGTATTCTGCTGCAGCACAGTATGCAACTCAAAATCGTCTAGTAACATTTAAAGATTATGAAACATACATTCGTTCTAAGTATCCAAGCATTGATTCTCTGTCTGTTTGGGGCGGTGAGACTGATGTACCGCCAGTATATGGCAAAGTTTATATCTCTCTGAAACCAAAGACTAACTATTACATTTCAGAGACAGAAAAACAAAGAATCTTAACTGATATTATTAATCCAAAATCTATTGTAGCCGTTCAATCAGAGATTCGTGATCCAGAGTATTTGTATTTGATTGTTGAAACATCTGTTCAGTATGATCCTAAAAAGACCACACTAAAAGAAGATGCAATCAAAACAAACATTCGCAACTCTATTTTGAGTTACCGTGACACCAATCTAAACAGGTTTGGTGCAAGTTTTGTTCTATCAAAACTTCAAGAAGCTGTTGATACTACCGATACCAACTCAATTATTGGTTCAGAAGCAACTGTTCGCGTTCAACGCCGTTTTGAACCAAACATTGGCAACTCAGCCAGTTACACAGTTAAGTTTAATGTACCTATTCATCGCGGAACAATTACCAACAAACTGAAGTCAACAGAATTTGATGTTTTTGATACATCAGGCGTTCGTAGAACAGCACAGTTTGATGAAGCACCACAATCTTATACAGGCATTTCAGAGATTTTGGTAACTAACCCTGGTGTTGGTTACACAACTGCACCAACAGTTACTATCTCTGGTGACGGATCAAATGCAACAGCTGAAGCGGTGATTGTTAACGGAAGAATTCAGAAAATTCTTGTTACAAATCGAGGCATCGAATATACACAAGCAACCGTGAGTATCACCGGCGGTAACGGTTACGGTGCAGAAGCTCTTGTTGTTGTAGATGCAAAAGTTGGTGTTCTAAGAACAATCTATTACGATTCACTTGCACAGAGACAAATTATTAATGCTAATGCAGGTACTATTGAATATGATAATGGTATTGTAAACATCAACGACATACGATTCTTGTCTGTAAGCTCTTCAGACAATTTAGTTCAATTGACTATCGAGGCAGAAAAAGGCATCATACAGTCAATCAGAAATACTATTTTGACAATCGACCAAGATGATCCAATTTCAATCGTTACAACATTGACACAGTATAGCAGCTGATAATGTCTGACAAAAAAACATCGTTACTGATTAATCGTCAGGTACCAGAATTTGTTCGTGACGAATACCCTAAGTTCGTCACCTTTCTTGAAGCTTACTATGAGTTTCTAGAAAACAAACAGACTGGCAAGAAAAACGATTTAATAGTAAAGTCTAAAGACCTACGTTACCTATCAGACGTAGATTATTCTATAGACCAATTTGAGGATCAATTCCTTAACACCTTTGCTTCGTTATTGCCAAAAGATATTAGTGTAGATAAGGCACTAATGATTAAGAAACTTTTGCCTTTGTATCTAGCAAAAGGAAACGAAAAATCTTTCAAACTACTTTTCAGAATTTTGTTTGATGAAGAAGTTGAAGTCATTCAACCAAAGAGTAATGTTCTCCGTGCTTCTGACGGAAAGTGGTTGATTGAAAAAGCATTCCGCATTTCACAAGGTGTTTACAGTACCTATACTGCAAACGGCAATACATCTTCTAGTGCTACTGCATCAGGTAACACAGTTTTTCAAATGGCTCAGATTGCAGGTTTAGATGATATTGCAGTTTATGTTAATAACACTCTGCAAACAACAGGTTATAAAGTTCGCCGCGAATCAAAGAAAGTTCTATTTGATACAGCACCTTCTGCAAATTCTCAAGTTAAAATTCTATACAACAATTTTAACTATGCATCATTAGAGAATAGAAAATTAACCGGATCTACATCAGGCGCATATGCTATCGTTGAGAGAGTTGCACAAAAAACTATTAATGAAAAATCAGCGTTTGAATTATATGTAAATGATAAGACCCTTGTTGGTACTTTCAGTAACGGCGAAAACGGTATATTGAACATTATTGGTGACAATAATGAATTGATAACTATACAAGTTTTAGGTCTATCTACATTATCAACAATTACCATCACAGACGGCGGTGCAAGTTATAATGTAGGTGATCC